TGCGTCCCTTGAACAAGGAAAAGCAAGAGATCATGCGTAATTTGCTCGAAAGCGTACAAACACAACGTTTGAAAAACGCATTCGAAAAGTATCTACCAGCAGTGTTGGAAGACCGCTCTGTGAAAGCCCGACCCGTGATCACAGAACAAGTATCCGTTGCAACTGGTGATAAAACTGTACCGAGTCAGCAGGAAGAAAGCGATGTTAAGAGCAACGTTATCGACCTCAAGCGACTGGCAGGTCTATAAACTTTTAGGAGACTTTGATGTCACAAGAACTAATCGAAAGTCGCTGGGGCGAGACCAAAGAAGCATTGCTTGAAGGTCTGAATGGCACCAAGCGCAACAGCATGAGTGTGATCCTTGAAAACACTCGCAAGTATTTGAAGGAAAACGCAAGCAGTGGCAGCACTGCTGCTGGTAACGTGGCCACACTGAACCGCGTGATTCTTCCAGTGATTCGCCGTGTGATGCCAACCGTTATTGCTAACGAGTTGGTTGGTGTTCAGCCCATGACTGGCCCCGTTGGTCAAATCCACACTCTGCGTGTGCGTTATGCCAACAGCCTGACAGACAACAGTGCTGCTGCTACTAGCGTCACAGCCGGTGAAGAAGCATTGAGCCCATTCAAGATCGCTACAGCTTACTCCGGTCAGCCTAGCGGTGCTGCTGGTGCAACAGCTACCAACTACACAGGCGGTGCTACAGCTACCATGGAAGGTACAGGCGGTCGTCAGATCTCTGTGCAGATCCTGAAGCAAGCTGTTGAAGCTCGCACACGTAAGTTGCAAGCTCGTTGGACCTTTGAAAGTGCTCAAGACGCACAAGCCATGCACGGCATTGATGTTGAAGCCGAAATCATGGCAGCTTTGGCTCAAGAGATCACAGCTGAGATTGATCAGGAGATTCTCCTGTCCCTGCGCAGCCTGGCCGCTACTGAGTTCACATACAACCAAGCTACCGTTTCTGGTACAGCCACATTCGTTGGTGACGAGCACGCCGCTCTGGCCGTGTTGATCAACCGTGTTGCTAACCTGATTGCTCAGCGTACACGTCGTGGCGCTGGTAACTACGCTGTGGTTAGCTCAGCTGCTCTGACTGTTCTGCAGTCTGCAACAACCAGTGCTTTTGCTCGTACCACTGAAGGTACTTTTGAAGCACCTACCAACACCAAGTTTGTTGGTACACTGAACGGCGCTATGCGTGTGTTCGTTGACTCTTATGCTTCTGACACAACTCCTGTGTTGGTTGGTTACAAGGGTTCTAGCGAAGCTGACGCTCCTGCATTCTACTGCCCATACATCCCTCTGATGTCTTCAGGCGTTGTGCTGGATCCAAGCACCTTTGAACCAGTCGTGAGCTTCATGACTCGTTATGGCTACATTGAGCTTACCAACACCGCCAGCAGCTTCGGCAATGCTGGTGACTACGTGGGTGAGATCGCTGTGTCTAACCTGTCTTTCAGCTAATCAACTGGCTGGATGCAAGTCCAAAACAAAAGGCCCTTTGGGGCCTTTTCTGTTTTGTAATCAAAGTAAAACCTGTACATTCTGGCTGGTCAATCCAGGAGAGGTACAGGTTGGTAATGTAGTTTAACGACCTAAGTTATAATTGTCATTGTGTTGACTATTTATTAAACAACTTATACCTTGAACCACGACAAATATTGAGCAACTCGGGCTGTGACTGATTGCCAATCCCCCATGCTGGGTTGTCTAAACAGCCGTGCAGACTGATACCATGGGCTGCTGTCACGATCCAATAACCAACGCCAGTCAGTGGCATACTGATTGAGCATGATCCAAGTGGGTCTTCCTAAGCTACCAGCCAGGTGACTGACAGCACTGTCTACCCCAATTACTACATCAAGATGCTGCATCAGTGCTGCTGTGTCAGCAAAGTTTGACACCATGCCTGGGTAACGTGTTACACCCAGACTAGCCAACTTTTGTTCGGCATCTTCAGTGGCATCCACTTGCAAATTGATCCACTCATACTGCGGGTTGGCTTCAATCATGTTAGTGACCACTTCAAATGGCACACTCTTGTGTTGGTTAATCCAGCTGTCGCTACGGCCGCTCCAAGCAATGCCCACTCGCATGCGTTTTTTTGGACCCAAACGATCCAACCACTGACGTGTGAGCACAGGATCAGCAGTAAGATAACTGTGCATGCGTGGCAAGTTCTCTAGGCTGATACCCAAGATACCAGGCAAACTCATTATGGGTACCCAGGTATCAAACTCACCAGGGTCATCGTTGTAGCCGCCTACCCAGGTCATGATTTCGCTGCTTTTCAACAGTGGCACCAGGCCGTCTGTGACTTGTAGTTTGACTTGGGCACCCATGACATGCAGATTGTATACAAATCTCACAAATTGAATGTTGTCGCCATGTCCCTGTTCGCCTACAACCAAGATTGTGCGTCCACGAATGTCTTCGCCACGCCAGCGTGGTTGCTGATGACGTGGCTCGGTGCCGGCTAGGTGTTCGTAGTTCCAGCGATGCTCGTACTGTGGCCATCCACGTTGATAGTCGCCCATGAGCAAATAGGTCACAGCCAGATTGAAATGTGCTGTGACATTGTTGGGTTCTAGCACCGCGGCGTGTTGCAAAAAAGGCACTGCACGTTGTGGAAATCCCATTTCACGTATGACATTGCCATAGTTGTTCCAGGCAGCAGCAGATTCTGCATCCTGAACAAATGCCATGGCATAGCATTGCAAGGCCTGTTGGGGTTGGTGTTGGGCTCGGTGTTGGTTTCCGGCTTCGATTAGCTCAGCAGTATTCATGACGATATTTACGCTTCACGGCTGTGTGATTTTACATTTTCCATAAATAATAGTCAACGCATTCGGCGTTTTATGCAGCTCACCACTGCGTAGCGGCTAGAACCCGCATTGGGCTTCTATAAGGAGAAATCAAATGGGAAGAGCTCTCAAAATACAAAAAACCAACATTGGTGCCGGTACCACAGTCACAGGTACACCACCAGTCACAGCATACAACCAGAACATCTTAACCGATGCTGGTTATCCAAATTTCAACAGCTTGACCAATCCAGTGGTCAACAGCGCCAACACCCTGAGTGGAACTGAATTCCTGGGTGTGGTGGGCGGTTCGCCTGCTACCAGCACTGCATCTGCAACATTCCCAGAAGTTGCAGCAGTGGTCAATATCAGCTTGGCCGACGGTACTGACACCACTGCTGGTGCTGGACGTATCATACGCCAAAAAGGCAGCCACAAATTCTTAGTGGCCTACACTGCTGCTACCACAGCTGATGAAGACTTGATCACTGGCCAAGCCTATCAAATTGCTGTTTTAGGCACAACCAATTGGCAAGCTTGCGGTGCTGGCAGTGATGCCGCAGTGGGCGACGTTTTCACAGCCACAGCAGTGGGCGCAGGCACCGGTACTGCATATCCTGTGGGAGTGTGCGTGTTGTCAAACACTGGTTCGCCAGCAGCTGGTTTCATGAGCGTTTCTTACTCTGTGGGTGACAGTTCGGCTGTGTACGCCAGTTACATCACCAACAAATGGATTCGTGACTGGAACGGCATGACCTATGGCAACTACAGCGACAGCAACACTGGTCTTAACATTCAAAGTAGTGAAAACTACTATGTGGTCAACTTCTTTACAGATGAAGGTACAGTCACTGTTTCTGGTGGCGAATTGTCTGGCACTACATCGGTTGACAATCCAACAATTCAGTTGGCACAAGTGGACAAAGTTACCAGCTAATTTTGATTGTGCCCAAAGATCCTCCCAGATACATACTGGGAGGATTTTTTTATGACCGCAGCTTTTGTTTTGGGCAATGGAGTCAGTCGCCAAGCAGTTGACCTGGCCGCATTGTATGATTGTGGCACAGTGTACGGCTGCAATGCCATTTATCGTGAGTTTACACCACATGTGTTGATCAGCACAGATGCTCCCATCAGCGCAGCAATTCAAAACAGCGGTTACAGTCAAAACAATGTGCACTATACTCGTAAACCGCTGCCAAATTTGGGTGCGCGACGCATCAATCAAAAGTATTTTGGCTACAGCTCAGGGCCAATAGCAGTGGCTCAAGCTGCCTTGGATAGGCACAGGGCAGTTTACTTGGTGGGGTTTGACATGGGGCCAACTCGCACTGGTAGGTTCAACAATGTGTATGCCGACACAGAATTTTACAAAAAAAGCAGTTCTGTGCCCACCTACACTGGCAATTGGGTGCGGCAACTGTGCACAGTGATGAAAGATTTCCCCAAAGTCAGTTTTTACCGTGTGGTGGGCGACACCACAACAGAGATAAAAGATCTAAAAAATGTAGCCAACATGGTCACTGTGCCCATGGCTGTATTTTTAGACCGCATAAATAACAAGAAGGATTTCTAAATGACCACTTACAAGCGAGTTGCGGGCAATCTCATTGTTGAGACCATTGGTGCCACAGACACAGTAACATTTCAGGGCCCCACTGCCAACGCGGCCACTGTTGTAATCAACGGCAATCTCACTGTGAGTGGCAATGCTGCCCTGACTGGCAACATTTCAGGCGACAACATTTTCAACGGCACAACATCAATTGCCATTCCCACTGCCAGTGGCAACGCCACAATCACAGTGGGCGGAACCAGCAATGTGGCTGTTTATTCCTCTACTGGTGAGTTTGTGACTGGATTGATTTCAGCCACAGGCAATATTACTGGTGGAAATCTAACCAGTATTGCCACTGTGTCCAGTGCCAACATGAGCACCACTGGCAATATCACAATGAGTCATACGTCAGACGCAACCAGCTTGCGAATGATTAGATTCACTGATGCAAACACCACTGTGACCACTTTGGGGGCCAACATAGGCGCTATTGAGTGGTTTACCAATGATGCCACTGGCGCAGGGCCTAGAATCACAGCTAGAATACAAGCTGTTTATTCTGATGCAAGTGGCAATGCCAACATACAAATTCAAACTGGTAGCACAGCTACCCCCGCCACAAGAATAACCATACTGGGTGCAACTGGCAACGTGGGCATAGCCAATGCAGCACCACTACATACGTTTGCTGTGACTGGCAATACCTATGTCAGCGGCACAGAAACTGTTGTGGGCAATGTAGTTGGCGGCAACTTGACTACAGCAGGGCAGGTGTCAGCCACAGCCAACGTCACTGGTGGTAACATATTGACCGCTGGCTTGATGTCAGCAACTGGTAACATCAGTGGTGGCAATTTGATCATAGCCACTGGTGCTACTGCTGGCTCAGGTGGTTTTTCGGCAACTGGCAATGTCACAGGCGGCAACGTCAATTCAAATCAGCTGATCAGTGCAACTGGCAACATTTTTTCTGGTGGCAACTTGTTGACTCAAGGTTATGTCAGTGCCACTGGTAATTTGCTAGGATCTGAATTGCGGGTCAGTAATGCCAACATAAGTCTCAACATTTATGGCACAGGCAACGGTGTGCCCAACATAATTTGGCAAAGCGTGGCCAACACCATCAGCAGTGCAACCATGCAAGACATTGGCAATTTGACATTTACAGCATTGGCCAATCAAAGCTACATTTTTGACGGAGTGCTGTATGTCAACACTGGTGGATCAGCCACAACCACAGCGTTTTCTGTGAATTTTGCATCGGGCACATGCAACTACACAGTGGAATCACAAACTGGTGCCACATCAGCTTGGGCAGTGGCCACATCTAACACCAGTGACAGCACTGGCACCACTCAAAGCATGGCAGCTACCAATGCCCAACGTCAAATTCGAATCACTGGCACATTCACAAACACAGCCAACACTGCTGTGACTTTGCGTGGCCAAACCAGCATAGCCAACGTCACTGTGGCTTCGGGCAGCTACTTGCGATACACCAGAATTGGCTAAAACCCGAATCCTGGACTTGTGGTAAATACAGCAAGGACCAGGATATTCTATGGCACAAGAGATCATTGACGT